GTCCGGCTTCTCTGTAGTGTTACCCTTCTCAAACTTGATGAAGCTTTTCACCATAGCATCTTTCTTGCAAACCCCGGAGACTTGGAGCGATCTGACTGCGTTCTCGTATACCACTTTTCTACGCCCCGTGTATCTCTCACAAAACTGTGAGTAACTCAAAGGGAGGAGTACGGTAGCAAACTTCGACAATCGGTCTGAAAATGCGGTGAGCCTTTCGGCGATAACACCTGGTTTGGGCTGAATGGTAGGCCTCAATACTCCGTCCTGGACAGTATTGTACACTCTTTCATTTAAAGCCCTCAACAGATTAGCAGCGGAGTTGTTACAAGCGCCAAACTTCACCCTGGTAGCCATGCCAGTGAATCCATACAGTTTGCGCTCCTTTACAGGGGTATCCCTCATCACAACCTTGACCTGAGCACTTAGGGGAAAATTAGCAACAATCGTCTTCACCTTAGTGCACATGCCAGGGATGATCCGAAGGCATCCTCAATTGGATCCTTTTCCCCCCAGACTTCCACCTCCGATCAACCAACAAATGCGTTCCCACCATGTCATGACAGGACGATAGCCTCTTCTGTACTCTCTCGTCCGTTCACGAACTGCCGTGCTATTCTTGAACCTCAATGCGTCCAACTGAGATTCAGTTTTCACAAAGAACATTTCAATAGCCAAGGGCAAATGGCGGGTCACATCACAAGGACGAACACCTCCGTCCTTGTATGCACGCAGCATCAGGGTGCTCACCACACCCCTATTTGCGGCACTGTCTTCCAAGAATCCCACCTTTGCACGCACGTCATTGACTACGCCTTGCATAAATGGTCTTTCAAGGGCCTTCCTAGCTCTCACTCTTTTCCGGGCCTCACCTCCCAGAGCAGGGATCAAGCCAACACTGGCTAAATCCTTCTCTGTCTCGATGCAGACCTCGTGATCAGGGTCGTCGTCCACGAGACGGAGCAAGTTTTCTCCTCTCCGTTCGTCTTCAGCACTAAGCTGGCCAGCATTCCACCAGTCCCAGGCACGGTCAACACACCACTCATACGCTCGCGCAGCATGAGTGGAGATAGCCTCCTGGTTCCTGACAGCCCCCACTACAGCAACACCAATCAGTATATATGAACTACTGACAGTCATGTAGCAGGAGGGGAAAC